TTCACCGCGCCTCCGACTGCCGTAGGTGTGCTGTCGCTGTACATCGCTGGCCAGCTTGTCTCCTTTACGGTCATGCCGGGAGAGACGCTCGCTGAGCTAGCCATCGGACTCGCCGCGGCAATCAACGCGGTAGGCGCGTTGCCCGTGACCGCAACGGTCGACACCACGACTGTGTCGAAAGTCGACATCGTTGCGAAAAACGCGGGGCTGGCTGGTAACGACATCGACCTGCGCCTGAATTACCTAGGTCCAACGAACGGAGAGGCGACGCCAGTCGGCCTTGCTTTGACAATTGTCGCTATGGCCGGCGGCGCGACCAACCCGACATTGACGGCGGGCTTGGCGAACCTCTTGGACCAGCCTTTCGATTTCATCGTCTGTCCGTACACAGATGCGGCGTCGATGAATGCGATGCAGTCGTTCCTCAACGACCAGACAGGGCGGTGGAGCTGGGAAACCCAGGTCTACGGTCACGTGTTCTATGCGCTTCGCGGCACGCTGTCCGCGCTCACCACCTTCGGGACGACTAGGAACAACCAGCACGAATCGGTGATGGGGTTCAACGACTCGCCAACACCGAACTGGGTGTGGGCCGCGGCGCTTGCCGGTACCGCGGCAGTCAGCCTACGTGCGGATCCGGCTCTGCCGCTCCAGACGCTGCCCATCGCCGGCGTACTGGCGCCCCCCCTGTCCTCGCGCTTCAACCTCGGGGAGCGCAACACGTTGCTCTTCGATGGCATCGCCACGTTCGATGTTGCTCAGGACGGCACGGTCTCGATCGAAAACCTGATCACGACCTACCAGCTCAATAGCTTCGGTCAGCCCGACGACAGCTATCTGGAGATCGAGACTCTGTTCACGCTCATGTTCGTGCTGCGTGACATGTCGTCGCTCGTGACCTCGAAATATGCGCGCGTGAAGCTCGCAGCGGACGGAACGCGTTTCGCCCCAGGGGCGGCAGTTGTGACGCCGAGCATGATCAAGGCAGATCTCATCGCTGAGTTCCAGGCTCTTGAGTATCAAGGGCTGGTGCAGAACAGCGCCGCGTTCGCGGCGGGACTGGTTGTCGTGCAAAACGCCAATAACCCGAACCGCGTCGACGTTCTGTGGCCCGGTGCCCTCATCGACCAGTTGCGCATCTTCGCCGTCTTGGCTCAGTTCCGCTTGATGTAAGCCAGTTAGACCACACGCAAGGCCGCCTCTCGAGGCGGCTTTTTGCATTTTTGGAGCGCCATAAATGGCAGCCAATCAGAACCGCCTAGCCGGTACCGTCTTCCTGTCTGCGGATGGTGTGAGCTACATGCTTGCCGGCGATTTCGAATATGACCCGTCACTCGTCGAGCGTGAGACGTTGACGGGGATGGACACGGTGCACGGGTATAGCGAGAAGCCGGTTTCGCCGTACATCAAAGGGACGTTGCGCGACAACGGCGGTCTGACCGTCGCGAGTCTCAACGCGATGACGGGCGTCACGGTCGTCGCCGAGCTCGCCAACGGGAAGACGATCATCGGCGCCGGCATGTGGACGAACGCGCGGCAAGCTGCCAAGGCGACGGACGGCACGATCGACGTCGAATGGAACGGCCTGCAGGGCAGCGTGACGGAGCAGACCTCGTGAGCAATACGAAAACCATAACGCTTCTCAAACCAGTGACGTTTGAGGGCAAGACTTACGAGTCGCTCGACCTCAAGGAGCCGACGGCCGGCCAGATGGAAAAGGCCGAAAAGCTCTCAGAGAAATACGGCTTCACGGTTGTCCTAGTCGCCGAGGTCTCTGGCGTTCCAATCGGTGCCGTCGACTTGATGGGCCAACGCGACACCGAGGCGGCCGAAGAATACCTCTCGGGCAGCTTTGGCATGGACGACGAAAACGAGCAGATCGAAGAAAGTCCCGAAGAGAAGACGATCACCCTGCTCAAGCCGATCACCCTGGGTGATCTGACCTTTAACGAGCTCGATTTGCGCGAGCCGACGAATGCGGAGCGCCGCAAGGCTTCGCAGGCAGGCGGGAGCTTCAGCATCGCCATCGCCCAGATCGCGCTGTTAGGCAACTGGCCCAAGGTCGCTGTGAAGATGCTGTGCGCTCGAGACTTCATGGAGGCGGTGAGGTACTTCGGGGGTTTTTCCAAGCGTCGCCCGAGAACTGGGAGCAGATAGTTGCCGAGGTGACGAAGCAGTGGAACTGGGGCCCGACAGACGCGTGGAATCTCACGTGGACGTGGACCGTGTGGTGGGCAGAGCAGGGCAACCGAATAGACGCCGAGATCAAGAAACAAAGTGGCCAATAACTTTCAGATCATCATCTCGGCTGTCGATCGCGCGACAGCGACCTTCAAGAAGGTCAATGCGGGGATGGAGCGGTTGACCCGCCCGACCCGCGAGCTGAAGAAGCAATTCGAGTCGTTTGGCAAGGAAGCGCAGCAGTTTGCGAAATACACCGGCCTGGACAAAGTCGGGAAATCGCTCAGTCGCGTTGCGAATGCCGCCGGCGACGTAGCGCGTAAGGTGCTTTCGATCGCGCCTCCACTGGCTGCGATTGCGAGCCTAGGGACGATCGCTGGCATTGCGGAGCTGGCGGTGTCCTGGGGGCGCGTTGGTACGGAGATCGCGAACACCGCATCCGTGCTGGGTGTTTCGACTCAGGATCTTCAGCGTTTCCGCGGGGCGGCACGTCTGGCCGGTTTGTCTGCTGAGGACATGACGGGCGGCCTCCGTTCCCTCGGGGCGACGCTCGAGGACGCTACATTCGGGCGCAATCAGCAGGCGCTCATCATGATGAACAAGTTCGGCATCAGCCTGCACCGAACGAAGTCCGGCGCCGTGGACGCCACGCGTGCTCTGCGCGATGTTGCGAATGCCATCGTCGCCCAGGGCGGCAACGTCGAAGCCCAAGACCTGGTGGCGAAAACGTTCGGCGTCGAGCAGTTGCTCCCGTTGCTTCAAAAGGGCAGCGCGGGGATCGATCAGTTCGTCGCGCAGGCACAAAAGCTCGGCCTGGTGATGACACCGGATCAGATCGCGTCGGCCCAGGAATACGCGAACCGCATGAACGCGCTGGACCTGGTGCTCGACAATCTGAAGAACACCATCGGCAACGCATTGATTCCAGTGCTGCAGCCCCTCATCGAGCAGTTCACTCAGTGGGTCGTCGCGAACAAAGATCTGATCGCTACGGACATCGGAAACTTCGTGAAGAACCTGGCGGGATGGATCAAGACCGTCGATTTCAAGAAGATGATCGACGATGTGAATCACGTCGCTGATGCTTTTGGCGGCTGGAAGACAATCGCCATCGGTGTGGGGCTGATCATCGCAGGTCCGCTGTTGAGTTCAGTCGTAAGTCTAGGTGCAGGTCTCGTGCAGCTTGGCGCGTTGCTGTGGGCGAATCCGATTATCGCGGCTCTCGGCACCATTGCATTCCTGACGTATGAGGTCATCAAGAATTTCGACACGATCAGCAATACGGTACCGGACAATGTGCAGCCCGCTTTCGGCGCCCCCGCAGATGGGAAATCGGTGGGGCGGTGGGGCGCGATTGGTGACATGCTAGGAATCAATGGAGACACAGGTCCTAACGGCGGCAAGGGTGCGAACACGCCGCTAGGAATCCGCAGCAACAATCCTCTGAACACGACGTCAGGCGGGAAAGAGCGGCAGTACGCGACACCGGAGGCAGGCATTGCGGATGCAGTCTCGAACCTCGAGCGGAACTATCGCGGTATGACGATCGCGCAGATCCAGGATAAGTGGACGGGCGGCGCGCGAACCGGTAACGCACCGGAGCAGATCGCGAACTACGTCGGGTTGATGACGTCGGCCTCCGGGGTCGCGGCTAACGCTCGCCCCGATCTATCGAACGCTTCGACCGTCTCGGCGCTAATCGGAGGCATGATTCGCGCCGAAAACGGCCAAATGCCCTACAGCGCGGCCCAAATGAGTGCCGGCGTGATGACGGGGATGGCGCAAGCCGGGCTGACCACAGGAAAAGCGGGTGCGCCCGATGGAATGAGTCCGTCATCGCTCGCCCGCATGATGGCTTCGCAAGGTGGCACCGGCGGTCCGACGATCGTGACTTCCAACCAGCCAGGTCTGGATGGTCTAGAGATCACTCCTGTGACCGGGAAGGTGGAGGTTGTGATCCACATGCCCAACGCACCCGCCGGCGCGCAAGCCAGTGTGAAAACGAATGGCAACGTATCTGCGTCGACGCGGATTGGCTATTCGACTCTGACTCAGGTGACTCCATGACGATAGGCAGCGGCGCGGGTTCGGTTCTTGGCACGCTTTCTGGAATCTCGAATACCGCGACGGCGATCAAGAACATCCTGGGTCTCGGCGGTCCGACGTATTTTCAGCAACTCAAGGCCGCATCTTTCCGCGCAGTGCCGTTCGTCGTGCTCGGT